CTATATGTTATATATCCACACTCGTCTTTATATACTGGCATTTAACTCTCCAATATCACTTCTATGTTTCTATTTGGTAATTCAACATCTATATTGTGTGTTTCTTTTATTATCTCTATGTTTCTGTTTGGTAGTGTTAGTTCTATTGCTATATCGCTCATTTAATCCATCTCCGCAACTAGAGTACACAAGCAGTTTGGGTGAAGAGGAGGATGAGCTGTCAAGTTACCAAAAGCATCATCTCCAAAACTATCACCTATGCCAACAACTTCACCATCTAAAGCTGAACATTCATCACAACATCCGGGCTCTGTTATCCATCGAACCTTAGTAATACCCCCCTCTTTATATGCTTTCATTATTCCTTCTTCCATACTCTCTGCCGTCTCTGTTCGGGCTATCCTCAAGCTTCTATACTTCTCATTACTGTCATAATAATCATTGACCCTATCACTTAGCTTAGCTATACTCTCCCCTGCATCTATGCCCTCTTTAAGGGTCTTTGCTAGCTTCTTTGCTGTCTCTTCGTTTACTTCTTTAACGTACTTCTTTAATCGAGCCTCAATCCACTTTGCATTTTGAGTAGCAATTAATTCAGGACTAACAGTCAATCCAGCTTCTGCAACTGCTAATACTGCACCCTCTTTCAATGCCATTGTGAGTTCTGGTCTGCTTAGTTTTGTTAGCTTAACACCCTCTTCGTCCATGTCAAACAATATATTCTCTACTACATCTTTTATCTCTCGTGCCAAATTCTTTAATACTTCTATTCTTTCTTCATTAAAATACACCTTTAGCTTCCTAATAAAATGCTTCTCTACATTCTCTTCCTTTGACATCCACATCTTGAAATATGTATCATCCCTGCTCTCTACTGACTTGCCCTCTTCTGTCGGTTCTGATGCACTACTACCAGCCTGTTGTAAGTTGAACGGCATCCAAGGCTTATTACCCCAATCTGCTGTATCTAATCCCATCTTCTGGCGTTCCTCATTGATTGATGTAACATACATCTTTAAATTAGTCTCTCGCTCTTTAATCTCAAAATCTTTATCCTTTGGAATCGGATTGTCAAATTGTACAAATAAGTTATCGTCATACTTTGGTATGATCCTTTCATTCTGCTTTTCTTGTATTCGTATTAACTTTGGCTGGATTGTTGATTTATTAAACACATAGTCCAATACATCACTTGTAGCCCTGTTAGTCATCTCTCCAAACCCTAGCTGAACCAATGACACACCATAAATACATAGTATCTCTTTAGCTGTCTCTTTCCTGCCGTCTATATGGCTTAATTCCTGTGGGCTTAATCCTATCTTATTAGCTTTTAATCCACTATCTAATACAGCAGTGTTTCCAGCACCACCTTTTTTAAACTTCTTCCAAAAAGACATCAGCCTTTTATATGCCTCGTCTCCTAGTTTCTTGTCTGTCTCTAATACTGTTCCCGGCATCGCTCCGTTCTTAAATAAATTAATCTCGAACTCTTTTTGATATTTGTCTGAATCAACACTATACGCTCCTGCCTGAAGTGGCGAAAAGCCATAATACAAATCACTAAGGTTCGGGTACTTATACTGTATCACTTCTTCATAGGACAGCTTAATCATAGTTTGTTTTGGTTGATATGTATAACCAGCTACTAAGCTCATTGCATCGGGTATGATTTTGACATACTGTCCCTGTAATACCCATATCTCACCGGGCAGTCCTGCGCCATTCGGTCTCAAATACCAATAGCAATTACCTATAATATCAAGATATAAGCTTGTCAACTCCCACAACTCAAACCCATTCATCATAGGATTTACTGCCTTGATTAGTTCTAAATATGGATGTTCGTTTACTTCTTCTACTTCATATCCTTTCTGCACCCACAACTTGACTAGATTACCCTCATATGTTTTGTCTTTGACTAGCTCTTTGATTTGCTTGCTTAACTTCGGTGATCCTTTTACTACTTTCTTCTTATATAATCTCAATGGTACTCTTGCCACACTTCTCGCTATTACTCCTGCTGCAGCATATTGCCAACTTCTATAATTCTTAATCATTGCCTGATAATCGCCTGTTTGTAGCCTACCCCTGCTATTATCACCTACGCCTATCGAACTTGCTACCACTGGGTTAGCCTCACCCTTCATTACGCTTACTGGGCTAATCTTACCGTTCATTACACCTATTGCTGTCTTTAATCTATCTTTTATATTCATATTCACCACCCATATTTGTTTGGAATAATTATCCTACTGATTTTGATTATTGATTTTCTCGCCCTATCTTCTATTTTGTTGTCTAGCCATATTTTAGGAACACCATATCCACTTTCTATCCTAGATGAAATTATGTAATAACTATTCGTATTTCTCACACTTGTACCTCAAAATTCTTTTTCTTATCAAATATTCCATCATTAATAAATACTTCGTTTATAAGTTTACGTAAACCCTCCGATATTATTCTTAAATCCTCTGCGTATTCATCTGTTACCAATATTTCAATTCCATAATTCGTATCTCTCATAATTTAACCTCACAGTGTTCTACGTTCTCCTCATGCCCACATTTAGGACACACAAACTTACCCTGCCCATTCTCTATCTTGAATTGTAACACAGTATTGCAATTTGGGCAACTCATTTCCAATCCTTACCATTCCACTGCTTATTATATTTTTCTTTCATTACGAATGCGAGCCATAGTTGTTCCATGCTTTGAGTTGGATATAATTTTTTAATTCTACCACTTTTATAAAACTTCTGTTCAGATTGCATCCAATTCACTAATCTAATTATTAGCTTATCAGGTGATACATTATCCAACATATCCTGTAACTGGTCTTGACGTGGTAGCCATATAGAGCTTCCATTTTCTGTATTTTCAAATAGATAACAATCTTTATCACCAACACAACCAACCCAACTATCCCAACTACCATAAGGAGGATTATATGTAAAATCTCCAACCTCTGGATTATTCCACAAATCTTGTATCTCAATCGCTTTCTCACACATTAAGGCATATTTACAACTTGTGTCCATTAATATCTCTCCATACCCATAGTCCGGCAATGCTCGCATATGTTATTTTCATCCATTTCACTAACTGGCTTTTCTTTTCTGCACAAAATACACATAACCTGCTTGCCTTTAATATCACGTTTTAATTGCTTCTTTGCTTCTACAAGACACGCTTTTATATTAGCTTTAACCAACCTAATATCATCATTCGTCTTAGTTATCCTAGCAAATAGATTAATTACACCCTGCGCATCTCTTCTGTCTTTTTTAATACGCTGGCGGAACTTATCAACATCAGGGAGTTCTATTATCTCACGTAGCTCTCTGTTAAAGTTCTTGATTTCTTTATGCAAGTAATTGATATATTCTGCGTTCATTTTGAACTCTCCAGTATTTTCAACGAGTTTCGTAAATCTTTTAATTGTTTTTCGCTTTGCGTTATATCTTCTTGTATTTCTATAACTTCTTTTTGCGCGCTTTTTAAATATGACATATCTTTAACAATCTGTTTTTCTCTTGATTTTATTATCTCTCGAACAAGCTCAATCGTAGACGAGTTTTTTCTTACTCCCATCATTTTGCTACCCTCCTAATTGTTTATTATATTGATTTACGAATTTATCTAAATATAAATATTCAATACCTTTTAACTGTTCTTTATGTTTAAAAATATACTTCTTTTTAGCTGTGATTCTTCCTCTATTTTTAACATATATCATACAACCACATTCAGCCACACATCTAAGATTCATAAAATCCTCAAGTGGATTCATTGTTTCGCGTAAACTATCACAACCACAATTCGGACATATCATTATCCTATTAACCTTATACTTGGTTCGTTATCTTCGCCACGCCCTAAATAATATCTTATACCGGATACTGCATGATCTCTGAACGGCACTGGCTCATCTATTACGTTGCCATGCCTGTCCTCTTTCCACTTGTACCCTCGCTCTTCCTTAATAATATTCGTACTCCTTTTTGTAATATGAACCTTACGCCTTTTCACTCTGTCTATTCCTATCTTAACACTTCCAGCACCTTTAATGCAAGGAAAAACATTATAACCTGCGTTGTCTATCTCTTCTATCCTCGCTGGCTCTGCACTATCTGCCACTATTTCCTCATTTTTATTCTTAATTAAATCATTCATTCTTGTGATTAAATCTGTATTCGTTAGTCCACTCTCATATATCAACTCATCAACATATACTTCTTGATCTCTCTCCCCGATCTTTACAAGCGCAGTCGGATTATTAAACCCAAAGTCCAAACCATATCCAATCTTGTCACATTCAGGAAACTCATCTACAATGTCCCAATTCTTATATATAATATTCTCCGGTGATGCCCAGATACCCTGTCCGTATATCTTCCAGTATGTTATATCCTGCGTTTTAAGGTTTTCAATCTCTTTTATGTAGTCATCTGTATTAAAAGGATTGTCTTTGTATGTGCTATGATTAACTGCTGTGTTATCCGGCGGGTTATCTGTAATCTCTTTTAAGAAGCCTTGCTCATCAACTGGATTAAACGTGAAGAATAGCTGATTAATGCCGTTCTTATTCTCACCCCTACATCTCAACCCTAATTGCAAATAATCATCCTTTGTTAGCTCTGTGGCTTCTTCTCCCCACGCATAATTTATATTCTCTATGCTCTTTAACTTCTCAGGGTCATCAAGGGGAATAAAGAACATTTGGTTACTACCAACTGTCAATGTCAAGTCTGATTTATTTACAACACATCCGGGCAACTCATATTTCTTTATAAGGTCATTTATTAATAGCCACGCTGATTTCTTTAATGCAGGTCTTGTCTTGCGAGTAATAATGATTCGTATGTCTTGTTCTCTGTATAGTTTCTCTAATAAAAGGAATTGTGCTGTGCTCCACGATTTTGCTGACCCGGCAGATCCGAATAAAAGATTGACGCGCTTCTTTGTCTCTAATAGGAATTTATAAC